GTAGACCACATCCAGTTAGAATTTAAAGTTATGAATTTTACAGTTTACAGCAAAAGAGGTTGTCCATATTGCGACAAAATTAAAACAGTTCTTGGGGATCTTAGTATCAGAAAAGGGATCCCTGTAATTTCATATGAACTTGGTACTGATTTTACCAGAGAAGAATTTTATTCAGAATTTGGTCAAGGATCTACTTTTCCTCAAATCATTATGGATGGGAAGCATCTTGGGGGGTGTTCTGATACAGTTAAATATCTGAGTGAACAATCACTTCTTTGATGAGTTCTATAAATAATCAAAGAACCCCTGATATTAATAGGGGTGTTGAGTTGCTATTAAGAAGAAGGACACCTGAAAAGAAAACATTTTCATTTGTTTTTCAAAAGATGGTCTCTTTTTTAAGGAAAGATATAACCATTTACTTTAATATTTCTCTTGATATCAAGAGACAAAAGTAGTAAGGAGTACTAAAATGATAGCAATAACACTAGTTTTCTCAGTAATGTTTTTCATTATGTCTTTAGTGGTTGGAGGATTAGTTGGTTGGGTTTATAGAGAACATGCTTGGTCCCAACAAGTTGCAAGATTACATCCAGAAATGTATGATGAAAATGGAAATGTTATTCCTGATGAAATTATTGCCTTTAGATTTGAAGGAGATCTAGAGGAAGACGATCCTGAAGATTAATTAATTGGAGTTAAACCTATGAAATTACCACCAAATCAATTGGTGTCTGAAATTATTCAAAGAGTTTCTAATGCAAAAACTAGAGACGAAAAGATTCAAATTTTAAGACACTATGATTCCCCTGCTCTTAGAGCAGTTCTTATATGGAATTTTGAAGATAAAGTATTATCTGATCTACCTCCTGGAGAGGTCCCATATACCCCTAATGATGCTCCCATTGGCACAGAACACTCAAAACTTATTCATGAGTGGCAGAAGTTTAATCACTTTGTTCAAGGGGTGACTAATGTTACTAAAATTAGAAAAGAAGTGATGTTTATTCAACTTCTAGAAGCTCTACATTCATCTGAATCTGAGTTAATTTGCGTTATGAAAGATAAGCAACTACATAAAAGATTTAAAATTACAAAAGCAGTTGTTCAAGATGCTTTCCCAGAAATTCAATTCTCCTCTTAATTAAATTGAGGTAAGTAGAATTGAAGGTTATTCATAAAGATTGTGCTAAAGAATGCTCAAGAGATAAATCTCTCCCAAGAGATAGTTACTTAGTTACATATATTGATAAGGATAAACTTAAATATGATATAGTTCAAGCATCTAGTGTAGTGGAAATTTTTGATGTCTATTATGATGACCTTGGAAAAGGTGGCATTCAAAAAATTCAATGGACTGATGGAACTATAAACCCTAGAATGTATGGGGAAAAACCTAAGAAAAAATCTAAGTAATATGATGGGGAAACATTATTTACTAAACCTATATGGATGCTCATTTGTTCTTTTGAATGATGAGCGTTGCCTTATAGACTTACTAGAAAATGCAGCAGTTGCAAGTGGTGCCACTGTGGTTAAAACTATCTCAAAAAAGTTTGACCCACAAGGAGTTACTGTTCTTTGTTTGCTGTCTGAAAGTCATATTAGCATTCATACTTGGCCAGAGGATGGTAAAGCTTCTGTAGATGTATATACCTGTGGTGATTGTAATCCTAAAATTGGTTGTGATATTATCATTCAACAACTGTTTGCAACAAATCACACTTTAAGTTATATTGAAAGATAGACAAAAGAGACAACAAGCCATATAATTAGAGATGTGTTTGCTATACACATTATGTCACGCACTTATAGGTCAACAGAAGGATGGCACAGTGGAGCACTTAGGTTCCCACATACATTCAGTGAGATTAAACAGTTAGATGGAATTTTACATGAAGAGGACTTAGAGGGTCTTCCTGTTTCTGGAATCAATCATATGAGAGCAAGAGAGCATCAATTGCCTACTGCTTGGGATGATAAAGTAATTAGTGCCTACTATGAAGTCTAAGTGGAATGTAGATCCCACTAAAGCAGTAACAATCGCCCGTCTAATTGGAGAATTAGAGGGCGTTTCTTATATCTTGGATTGCTTAGATGAACCAGAAGAGTATGGGTATATTCAAAATATGAAACAAAAGTATTATAAAGAATACTTTAAAAGAAAAAAAGAAGGGAGAGATTGACTTCTCTCCTTTTTTTGTGTAAAATTGAAAGAGACTATACATTTTTTATGGATAGAGAAAAAGTTAGAATGATTGTTAGAAACCTGGATCTTTTAGTTCGTTCCTTAAGGGAAGAAATAGAAGGACCTCCTGCAAAAATTGTAATAGAGGATGATGCTATAGTCACTCCTTACAGTGAAGATTATGATGAGGTGTATTGATGAAGTTCTCAGATGCTGCTAGACTAGCAAAGGTAGCCCTTAAACAACCTTGGTTATATGAGGAAAATGAACTGAAGTATATTAAAAAGGCAAAAAAACTTGCACAGTATGCACTTAAACTAAAACATATGAAAGGAGAAAATGATGAGTTCCAAAGTTAAATTAGTTTCAGTTACTCCTAATGCTGAACAAACAATGGCATACATTGCCAGAGTTAGTAATCCAGGCAACCAAGAGAACCCAAACTATGCTGGACTACTAAAGTATTGTATCAAGCACAATCATTGGAGTGTGTTTGAACAAGCAACAATGACTCTAGAAATTGAAACTACTAGAGGAATTGCAGCACAAATCTTGAGACATAGGAGTTTTACATTCCAAGAGTTCTCCCAGAGGTATGCTGACACAAATCTGATTACATCAGATATTCCCCTACCAGAACTTCGTAGGCAGGATACAAAGAACCGTCAGAATTCCACTGATGACCTTCCAGCAGACCTTAGGATTGAACTCTACTCCAAGATCCAAGATCACTTTGATGCTGCTCAGAACCTCTACAAGGAACTTCTAGAGGCAGATGTGGCAAAAGAGTGTGCAAGGTTTGTTCTTCCTTTAGCAACTCCTACAAGATTGTATATGACTGGTTCTGTGCGTTCTTGGTTGCATTATATTGATCTGCGTTCTGCACATGGAACTCAAAAAGAACATATGCAAATTGCAGAAGAAGTTCGCTGTATCTTTACCTGTCAATTTCCTGCAGTATCTGCTGCTCTTGAGTGGACTCGTGAAGAATGTCCAGAGTGTCAAGATGCTCCGTCTATTTGTATAGAATAAATATTTTTGTATTTGATATATCTTATGGCAATTTATCCGATTATACACAAGGAAACTGGGGAAACTAAAGTTGTAGAAATGAGTATTAATGAAATTACTCAATGGTATAACGATAATCCAGAATGGAAAAGAGATTGGTCACAAGGATGTGCAAGTCCAGGAGAAACTGGTGATTGGAGAAACAAACTAATTAGTAGAAATCCAGGATGGAATGATGTCCTAGGTAAAGCAAGTAAAGCCCCTGGCTCTAGAGTAAAAAAAATCTAATGACAAGAAAAAAAAGAAGCAATGACCTGCATCCAATTGGCATTGGGATGACTTCAAAACAAATGAAAAGAAGGAAACCAATCAATACAGATCTATTACTGGATATAAATCCAGTAACTGAAAATCAAGGTAAACTTTTTGATGCTTATAATTCAGATAAACATCTTTTTGTTTATGGTTGTGCTGGAACTGGTAAAACATTTTGTGCGTTATACTTAGCACTTAAAGATGTTCTTAGTGAAATTACTCCATATCAAAAGATTGTTATTGTTAGATCTCTAGTTGCAACTAGAGAAATTGGGTTTCTTCCTGGGGACCATGATGATAAGTCTGCACTTTATCAGATCCCATATAAGAACATGGTCAAGTACATGTTTGAAATGCCATCTGATGCAGAATTTGAAATGCTCTATGGAAGTTTAAAAACTCAAGAGACTGTTACTTTTTGGAGTACTTCTTTTATTAGAGGAACAACCTTAGACAATTCTATTATCATTGTAGATGAAGCACAAAACTTGAACTTTCATGAACTTGATAGTATAATTACAAGGGTTGGAGACAACTCAAGGATTGTGTTTTGTGGAGATGCTACACAATCAGATTTAACTAAGAACAATGAAAGAAATGGTATTTTAGATTTTATGAAAATCATTCAAAGAATGCCTGAATTTGAAACCATTGAATTTGGTGTAGATGATATTGTTAGGTCTGGATTAGTTAAATCTTATATTGTTAATAAAATAGCTGCTGGTTTTTAATGTTTAATCATATTGATATTAGTCTCCCTCAATTAGAGAGGGAGACCATTGATGGTGTAAGATATTATAAAGTACCTGATGGAGATGAACTTCTAAAGTTTGTCTCTATTACTTCTGTAACCAGTCACCACAATAAACATATTTTCGAGAACTGGAGAAAAAAGGTAGGAGAAGAAAAAGCAAATAGAGTCAATAAAGCAGCAACAAGTAGAGGAACAGATTTACACTCTCTAGTAGAAAATTATCTTTTCAATTCTTTAGAACTTCCAGAAGTTCAAATTATTTCTAAACATTTATTTAAAATCATTAAACCAGATATTGATAAGATAAATAATATTCATGCTTTAGAGAGTTCTCTGTACAGCAAGCAATTAGGAATTGCAGGTACAGTTGATTGTATTGCAGAATACAATGGAGAACTCTCTGTAATTGACTTTAAAACTTCTAAGAAGCCAAAACCTAAAGAATGGGTTGAGCATTATTTTGTACAAGCAGCAGCATATGCCTGCATGTTTTATGAATTGACTGGAATCTCGGTTAAAAAACTTGTCATTATCATGGCTTGTGAAGATGGTGATTGCGTTGTTTATGAAGAGTATGATAAAATGAAATACATCAAACTTCTTTCACAGTACATTAAAGATTTTATACAATTTAAATTAAAAGAATATGGAAAGTAAATTAAAATCTGCATTAGAATCAAAGTTTTTATGCCAAGCAAAATTTTCTCAACTAATTGAAGATCTAGTTAAGGTTAATAAAAATATGAATTATATTGATGCAATAGTTCATTATTGTGATCAAAATAATATTGAAGTAGATTCTGTTGGTAAACTAATTAGCAAACCTTTGAAAGAAAAACTCAAATGTGATGCTATCAATTTAAATTTTCTAAAGCGTACATCTAGAGCAAAACTTTTAATATGACACCATTTGATGCTTATAAAACTTACCTTGCACTGAAAAATCATTTTAGCAAAAACAATTATGATTATCACAAGTATGCAGGTAGGTCTAGAGCATCAATAGAATCATTTAATAAAAGAAAAGATAAGTATTGGTTTGAAAAACTTAGCAGACAAAAGAGCGATGAGGAGATTAAAAACTTCTGCATCGCTAATTTTGTAGAAGCAGATGATCCAAACAGTTTGTGGATTGGTAATGTCATCAGAGCAGGAGATATTTATTACAAGGAGTGGGTTAAAAGACAGCAAAGTTTGCAGTATATTTTTACCCAACAATCACAAGAGATGTTGTCTTCAAGCAACTTAGAAGAGTTATTTGATTGTTCAAGGCAACATCCTCCTATTCTTAAAATGTTCCTGGGCGGGAAAATTGATATAGAAACACTAGTGATTTGGGATAAGATATTCCTGTTCAGGAACAATTTTGACAAGAAACTTTTAGATCCAATTTGGGAATCTGTGTCATTAAAAATAAAGAAGTACACACCATTTCTAAATATCGATGTGTTCAAGTATAAGAAGATTTTAAAGGATACAATTACAGGAGAATAAAATGTCTTTTTTTGATTCAGAAATGGTTCAAGAAGAAATGAATACTATTGCAAAGATTCAAAAGAAGATCGTAAAAGAACTTCCATCATTTTTCATTATGGATGCTAATGAAAAATTAGAACATATAAATCTTCTTTCTGAACTTTTAGAAAAACAACAAATTCTTTATACTAGACTAACTCTTTCTGATGATCCAGATGCTCTGAGACTGAAAGAACAAATGATAGAATCAGCAAAGATATTAGGGTTTGGACCAAATCCTGATGTGAATGTTGTATTTAAATCTATGCAGAAAACAATTGATAGTCTTAGAAAAAGAACAGATAAATAAGGTTGACAAGAGTGTTTGGTTGTGCTATAATACTCTTGTGATCTCAATCCGATCAATCCAATTAATCCGAGGTAATCCATGTCCTTTTCAGACATTAAAAAACAATCCAAGCTTGGTTCTCTTACTTCTAAACTAGTACAAGAAGTAGAGAAGATGAATACTTCAAGTAATTCTGCAGATGATAGACTGTGGAAACCTGAAGTAGACAAAGCAGGTAATGGATTTGCAGTTATTAGATTTCTTACTGCTCCAGAGGGAGAAGATCTTCCATGGGCAAAAGTATATAATCATGCCTTCCAGGGAACTGGTGGATGGTTAATTGATAATTGTCTTACAACTCTTGGTCAACAGTGTCCAGTTTGCGAAGCAAATCGTGAACTGTGGAATACTGGAAGCAAAGCAAACCAAGAAATTGTTCGTCAAAGAAAGCGTAAACTTTCTTACTACTCCAACATCTATGTTGTGAGTGACAAGGCACACCCTGAGAATGAAGGTAAGGTGTTCCTGTTTAAGTATGGCAAGAAGATCTTTGATAAGATCTCTGCTGCTATGCAACCAGAGTTCGATGATGAGACTCCTATTGATCCTTTTGACTTCTGGAATGGTGCAAACTTCAAAGTGAAGATCACCAAGAAGGATGGTTATTGGAACTATGATAAGTCTGAGTTTGAGGCTCCATCAACCTTGGGTAACTTTGAGGATGATACCCTTGAAGGAATTTGGAAAAAGGCATACTCTCTTCAGGAGTTTATGAAGGTGGAAAACTTTAAGCCTTATGAGCAACTTGATAGCAGACTGAAAGCAGTTCTTGGTAAGAAGACTACTCCTAAGCAAGATGAATCTACTGAAGGAGAAGATGATAGTCGTGGTGTTCTAGAAGAAGAAGTAGTTGATCTTCCTAGGTTTACTTCTAATAGTAAAGCATCACAATCTTCTGATGATGAAGATGATGATGCTCTGAGTTATTTCCAAAGATTGGCTGAAGAATGATTATATCAAGGAGGTGCTTAGTCACCTCCTTTTTTTGTTTTTATATCTACATACTGAGTTGAAAATCCATAGGACATTATTTCTTCCATATCATCTATAATAGTCTGTAAGAATCTTGGTTTTAGTACATAGATATTTCTCTTCTTATCATTTTGAGCAATCTCATACTCATAAATGCTCACTGATTTTACTGGGTTGATAGTAACTGTATCTCCTTGTATGTTTTCTACTACTTGTGCTGAGTCAAATTTAACCAAAGTTGAATCAAATTTTTGTAATGTTGAATCAAATGAAAATGGTACAGTGATTACATTAATCTGTTGAATAGATGGTTCAAAGTATGTAACAGTAAAATTAGAATCAACTAGTTTTTCAGAGGGGACTATAAGTTTTCCTCTTCTATCATAGTGAGATACTGTTTCATAGTGATGTGCTTCTGTTAATTGTTGTGAAGTATATTTTCTAAAAATATACTCATCAAATTCAGAGTCTGATAAGGGCCATTCAGTTCTAACATTAATTATATTGTTTGATAGTAAAACTACCCAATCAAATGAAGGACTTCCATATATTTTTTCTGCAACTTGTTCTGGTCTTTCTTCGCCAATAACTTTATACTTAGTAAATGCCACTGCACTATTAAGTATGTCTTCACGAATTTTAGATCTACGAAAAAGATTTTTAACTCTTATTAAATCAGAGGATGAATTTTTAGATTGTAGTTGAGAAGGATATAAAATATCCGAAAAGTTTCTAAAGTATGACATGTTATACTCCTCTTACTCCAAGTCCAAAATCTTGACCAAATGCATTAGGATCAAAGTCAAGTCCTGGAACTGCAGTTGATCCTCCTGGTTGAAATACTCTTGTTGGTAATGCTACTGCAGCACTTGCCCCTCCTGCTGAAGATCCAGAATTGTCAGAATTATTTGGAGTCTCTCCTGTTCCTGTAAAGTTATATGATTCTAAACTGTCAAGATTTGGATCATCTCCAAATCCAACATGATCATCTGCTCCATAGTTATCTTCATATATTGGGGTTAACTCTGAGAATGACATAGTTATATTAGTTGCTATTGGTTGAGAACCATTGGCAGATGAATCTTCATAGGATGCATATAAACCATCTGCGGTATAGTCAACTGTAAAATTAGTTAGGGCACAGGTTTTAATTTGAGTAATACTTTTTAATTGTTTACCATTTGACATAAATCTAATTTGAAATACATTTGGTGCTCCTAAGAAAAATGAATTTTCTCCTATATTTGATCTTTGAGCAGCCATTCCTTTCTTAAAGAATTTAATAATCCTTCTAATATTTTGTGCTTCTTTTTGACTTCTTGGTGTCATTTTAATTTGGAATTGAAATGACCTTAATTTTGGACCTTGGAATAACAATTCAAGATTTGGGTTGACTACTGTTCCTGTAGCTCTTGATCTGAATGCAGATGGATCTACATTAAGTCCCAACGTGCTAACTATTTTTGCTCCAGCATTTAAAGTTGCTAAGTCTACTATAGCTTTTGAAGCAGCAGCACCTCTAACTCCTTGAAGTCCTTGACCTAAATTGGTTTTAACCCCAGCAAAATCTAAGTTAGTGATATCGCCTGCTAGACCTACTCCTGTTGCTAATGCTGCTGCTGATAAAGTAGAAAGTTCATTTGACCCCCATCCAGTTTCATTTGCCTCAGATATATTGCTTGGCATAGGAAGAGTTACAGATCCTTTTGAGTCTGTCTTTACTGTACCAAATTGCCTTGCACTTAAAGATATATCACCTAAAATATTACCTGCATTTGTGGAATCAAACCCAGATTTAAATACATCAGGAACAACATATTTAAATTGACTTATTACCATATGATCTTGACCTTGATTTATATTTTCTGGATATCTAATATTTTCTGGATAGTTTTCATTTTTTCCATATGTACTTAGTATATTTTTGTCAAATGATACTGATCCTCCAGCACCTCCTGTATTTGAAGGATTAGATCCTGCATCAGGAGCATTTGGATCTCTATTTGGTGGAGCTGGTTGTTGTGCTTGATTAAATCTACCTAAAGAGTTTAATCTTTGTTCTTGAACTCCAGTAAGATCTAAATTTTCTCTTGCCCAATTTGCATAAGATTGATCTACTCTTTGTAGAGCAGTAACATCTAGTCCTCCTCCAGCCTTAAGATCTTTTATTAACTGGGAATTTACATTTACTGGTTTATATGGAGCACTTCCATTTACTTGCCATATATTTTGTCTGTTTATTCCACTAGTTAAAATATTAGACCCTCCAGTTCTTGTGTTGAATTCATAAATTAAATCTGAGGGAGCGTTTCCTACTGTAGATTTGTTTATGTAAGCTCGGTAAATATCTGGGTCACTACCATCTTGATACCATCCTGGTTTTACTTGCTTGTCTCCAGAAACTATAGACATTTATCTTCCCCACACTTTATTTGATGGAATTGGAATTTCTACACCACCCAAATCCATCACAAATTCTTCTAATGGTAGTACACATATGGTTTCCCATTCTGCTTCAGCAAGATCTAGGTAAGGGGTTTTAACCTCTGATAATAAGTATTTATGTGCTCCAGTTTCAAATCTTGGAATTTTATTTTTGATCAAACTTTGAACTATTCCTATTCTTTGTTCTGGTTTATAGTAATGTAAATTTACAGCAAAGAATGATTTTGGTTTAAAGTCTAATACAAATGCCAAAGGATATTTATCATAGTATGGAAGTTCTTCTCTATACTTTGCTTTATACTGGAAGAGCATAAGACTAAACAATTTTGGGAATACCCTCATTGTATTTTGATCTCTTTTTAAAACATTGTCAGACTGATCATAATTCTCTTGTCTGATTAATTTTGTAGGATCATTTTCATATTGTATAGTTTTAGCAGCAAATACTTGAGTTCTATACCATTCTCTAGAAGGAGTTCCTTTTAATTCTTGATTTGATTTTTCTTTAACTTCTTCAAAAATGGTTTTATACGCCAAGGTTATCCTCCGTTAGTATTTGAAATTTCCATTTTCTATCAGCACAAAATTCTTCTGCAGCAGCCCACTTTGCTTGATTTTTTGCAAACTCCTTTATTTCATATACTTGTTTCTGAGAAACTTTTTTACCAAGTTTAGGTCCAGCAACTTGTCTTTTTGGTTTTACTTCTATTAGACTTTCACTTATAGATTTCTCTTTGTCTATGTACTTGATGTAAAAATCAGGAAAGTACTTATGAATTCTTTTATCTAATGGAGATACGTATGGTATCCAAATTTCTTCACTAGACCATTTAATAATATTTTCATTCTTATCACAGTAATTCATAAACTTTAATTCCCATAAAGATCTGTAGATTATATTACTATAATCTCCAATATATTTTTGAGGAACTGATGGTTTAAATATTCCCTTATAACTCATACATATATTATAAGGCACTTAAGTTATTTAGATGACAGTAACTAATTACCAACAATTATATTATACAACTGATCAGTTAATAAAAAAGTTTAAACCTGCTCTAACATCATACTTTAGTGTTTTTATTCCTGGCAAATATGGTAACGCAGATAATGATGATGTAAATTTTTTGGCATATGAAGCTGTTCTTCCAGGAACTTCATTTGAAACTGGTCAAGTTTTTGGAGACAGACAAGGAATCACAGAGCAGTATGCAAATAAAAGAGTTTATCCTTCAGTGGATGTAAGTTTTTATATAGATCAAGACTATAAGGTTATAGAATTCTTTGAGCAATGGATGTCAAAAATATCTCCAAATGAAGGAGAGAGTGGAAATATTGATTCATATAATAAGTTTCAATATCCAGATAAGTACGAAACAAATGTTATAATTACAAAATTTGAAAAAAACTTTAGAGAACCTAGTCAAAGATTAGTTAAAGCTGGTATGTATTCTATGCCTAGAAATAGGGTTGAGTACAAGCTTCTAAATGCTTATCCAATAAACATAATTTCTATCCCTGTATCTTATGGTCAAGCAGACATATTAAGAACTACAGTAACATTTAATTATGATGTGTATAGATATACACCCTTTGCTGATGATAGACAAATTGGTGGTAATGATGAAGGACGTGCTCGTGTTGTAGGTCCAGGAGGAGATACAGGAACATTAGGTGAATTAAATAACCAAGTTAGATTAATTAATCAAAATATTCCTACCACTGGACTAAATCCTAATCCAAGGAATGTTGGATAAATAATCATACCTGAATTGTATATTTCAAAATGCCTTTACCAAAAGTAGTAACTCCTTCTTATGAGTTGACTCTTCCTTCTAATAAAAAGCAAATTAAATATAGGCCATTTTTAGTTAGGGAAGAAAAAATTCTAATCATCGCTATGGAGAGTGAAAGTCCTAGCGAAATTAGAGATGCAATTAAAAATGTATTGAAAGAGTGTATTCTTACTAGAGGAATTAAAGTAGAAACTCTTCCTAGTTTTGATATTGAATATTTGTTTTTAAACATTAGAGCAAAATCAGTAGGTGCTCTAATAGATCTTATTGTTACTTGTCCAGATGATAATGAAACACAAGTAGAAGTAAGCATAAGTGTTGATGAAATTGAAGTTGATGTTCCAGAAGGTCATAGTTCTGAAATTAAAGTTGATGATAGTATCACAGTGAAGATGAAGTATCCTTCTCTTCAAGAATTCATTGATAATAATTTTGATTTTACTAAACCAAATAATAGTGAAGAAACTATCAATAAATCTTTTGATGTTGTAGCATCTTGTGTTGATATGGTTTATACCAAAGAAGAATCTTGGTCTGCTTCTGATTTAACTAAGAAGGAACTTGTAGAATGGTTACAAACTTTTGATTCCTTGCAATTTAAAAATATTGAAAAGTTTTTTGATACAATGCCTAAGTTATCTCATACACTTAAAGTAACTAATCCAAAAACTAAAGTAGAAAATGAGATAATATTAGAAGGGTTATCAAGTTTTTTCGGATAGTGATGGGGCATGAAAGTTTAGAAACTTTCTATAGAATTAATTTTGCTTTGATGCAGCATCATAAATATTCATTGACAGATATTGAAAACATGATGCCTTGGGAAAGAGAAGTTTATCTTTCCTTGTTGGAACAATATATTGAAGATGAAGAAAAAAAAGCAGCCAAGGCAAATAGATGAACGTAACAGATGCACCATCTGGAATACTAGACCCAAAGCAACCTTATTGGCCTGCTGATAAGGTTGGTGAGAGAACTTGGTTGCGTCTTAAAGGAAAATTAACTGGCAGACGAGTAGAAGGGTTGAGTGAAAACTTTACATCTTATGTAAAACTTGGTGATGCTGATGCTGATAAATTGATTGCAAATATTAAAAAGTATGGTCAGTATCCACAAGTTAGTCAGAATGATAAGTATGGTGGTGCATATAATGCTGAAGCATATCAGAAGTGGTTGGTAGAAGAGTTTCTTGAGAAACCCTTTCAACAACAGACTAATCAAAAGATTGAAGATGCTGCAATAGAATCTAGACTAAAAGAGATACAAGAAGAAAGGAAACAAAAAGCAACATCATTTATTTCTGGAGCAACTTCATTCAGACCTGGCAAAAAAATGTCTCTGAATGTGACTAAAATGCAGGGGATAATTCCAAAAAGATCTATCCCTTCGGAATTAGTACAAAAGATATCATCTCCTGTAGATACATCAAATATACAACCAAAAGAAGAAGAAGACTCTTCTTCCTTCGGAAGATTGTTATTAAACTTTGTTCAAATTAATAATGATTTAGATGCCATAAAGGAAGTAATAGAGGAAGACTTTAAAACTACAAAAGAAAAAAACAAACAAGAAGTAGATGAGTATAAAAAAAGAGTAGCAAATAGAGGAAGAAAACTTACAAAGAAAGAACTTGGATCAGATAAAAAAAGTGTAGCAGAGTCTATCAAACCTTTTATAAGTAATTTCTTTTCTGGTGCTGGTGGAGCAATAAGATCTCTGGCATTATTAAAAATGCTTCTTGGCATTTTGAATGGAGATATTTCTTCAGTATTTAAAGGTCTTTTTGGTATTGGATTATCGTTCTTACCAAAGATTGGAATGATGATTGCTGGAGGAATACTTAAGAACCTCCTAGCATCAATGGCAGGTAGAGCAGTTGGTGGTGGAATTTCAAGGGGTGTTGGTGGTGGAATGAGAAGAGCACCTATTGCACCATCGTCTGCTGGGTTTGGGAAGTGGGCTAAGATTGCATCTTTAGGTACTGGAGCACTGGCATTAGGATCTGCTTTATCAATATCCAATCAAAATCAACAACAAGAATCAGTCCAACAACCAGAAACACAAAAAAGATTAGAAGAACTAACTCTCCAACAAAAATCTTCTCCTGAAGTAAGTTCAATAGCTCAAGAAGATCTCAAAAAGTTTGAAGCATTAAACATAAGATTTGAGAAAGCACTTGAATTTTTTATTGAAACTTACAAAAAAACTATGGGTGAAAGTGGTCAGCAAAGGTCATCATCTTCTGGAGGAGGTGGAGGTGGGTCTATGGCTAATCCATATGATATACCAGGATTGACAGTTGATCAGGGATCAATTTCAACTTTGGATCAATTTAAGAGTGTTCTTAAAGGAACTCCTATGGAAGCAGAAGCAGAAGCAGTATACAATATGGCTCTCAAAGAAGGATTGAATCCTGCATTTGTAGCAGGACTTGCTGGTGCTGAATCTAGTTTTGGATCTAAAGGAAAAGCAGTTGGTAGAAATAATCCATTTAACTATGGAGTATATCGAAACCAAACTTATGGATCTTATGCAGAATCTACACAGGGATTAGCAAGAGCACTTAGGGATCCTAAAGGATATTATTATGGAGAAGGGAGAAAAGATCTTCAATCTATTTTGCAAAAATATTCTCCCTCATCTGATGGTAATAATATACCTGTTCATATGAGAAATATTATGGGCATTGGTGCCCGTACTGGTGGTGATGCTAATACTATTTTTATACCATTAAATTCAAGTCCATCCATTACTCCAAACCAACCCACAATTCAACCATCTCCAAGACCAGTTGGTAGAGGAGCAAGTGCTTTATCTGGATCAGGATCTCAACCAAATCTTTCAGTTACTGTAGTCCCAGTTTCTTCAAATAAACCAGGAGCAGTAGCACCAAATGCAGGAACTAACCTTCCAAACATTGACCCAAATTATCCTGGTGATATATTTTCAGGGTTAACAAAAGGGGGATTAAATTTATATGGAAGTTACTAAGTTATTAAACCTCCCTAAAGAGGAGCCAACTACAACTCCAACCATAGTTGCTAAGACAACAAAAATAAAATCGCTTATTGCTATTAGTGCAGACACTAAAAAAACTTCTAAAAAATTAAGAACTATTTTTGAGAAAGGAGTTTATCAAAAGAAAACTCAACTATCAGTTTTAACTAGGTATAAAAAAAGATTAGATTCTATAGAAAAGCAAGAAGAATCTAAGCAGAAAAAAACATTACGTAAAAAATTATCTCCTAAAAATGCTTTACCAGAATTTAAAAGTAACTTTTTTTCTGGACAAGATGATGTATTTAATAATCTTGCGCAACTAGCAGCATTTAAAGCATTCTTAAATTTTGGAAAGGGAGATATATTTACTGGACTTGGACAATCATTACTTGCTGGGGGACTATTACTTGGACCAGCCATGCTTGGTGGTGCTGCTAAAGGATTTTTTGGAAAGAATCAAAAAATTCCTAGAAACTATGGTAATAATTTGGGATGGGAAAGGGCAAAGCAGGGAAGGTATGGAGATAAAGGGGGATATGCTGGTGCAGAAAAAGACATAAGAGAAAGATATACAAGAAGATATGGTGAAAGAGCAGCAAATAAAAAATTTGCAGGAGAGGCAGTAGAAACTGCAACAAAAGGAGCAAAAGTAGGAAAGGCATTTGGTAGATTTGGGGCAGCATTAATTCCTGGAGTTGGTGCTGCAGTTGGTGTTGCAGATGCCGCACTTAGATCTCAATCTGGAGATCAAACTGGATCTGCAATTGCTGGAACTGCTGCTGCTTTAGATGCTGCTGCTGCAGCAAGTGCTGTAACTGGAATTGGATTACCTGTTGCAGGGTTACTTTCTGTAGCATCTTTTGCTTTGGATGCAACTAATTTAATTAGAGATTTATCTGGGGCAAGTTCAAGAGAAGAGGAGAAAAATAAATTAGTACAACCACAACAAACAAAGATAGAAGATAGACTAAAAGAAGAAACACAAAAACAAAAAGAACAAACTAGAGCAAGTAGTTCTACTTTATCTTTTAAAACAACTCTTATAAGTTATGAAAAAGCATTAATAAAGTTTGATGAGTTTGTTAAAGGATTTAATGGCACTATGGGAATGAATGAACAACAAGTAAGAGAAACAGCAGCAAGAATTGAAGACTTGGGTGGTGGGTCAACTCCAATTTCAGCAGCAGGATATGAGTTTACAAATGAATCATCATTCTCTCAGTATTTGACTGGAGATCCAAATGCTCCTGGGGGAGCATATGATGCATCTCATGGAACAGTATCTAATTATCATGATCACTTAGCATTTAAAGATGCAGCCACTGCAAAAAGAGCTTATGATTTCTTACAGAGTAAAGGACTTACTGTAACTGAACTTGGGGTAACAGAAGGACATAGCCCAGGATCTGCTCATTACTCTGGACGTGCATTTGATGTTCCTGGGAGACAGTGGGGAGGAAGTCCAGGAAGTCCTATAGGACAAAGAGAATATGCAGGATCTGCAAAAGTCAGGGCATTTATGAATGACTTCTACAATTTAGAAAGACAAAGATCTAGAGGTCCTGATGCTGTTCCAACACCTAGACCTTCTGGTACTCCTCAACCACCTAGACCTTCTGGTACTCCTCAACCACCTAGACCTTCTGGTACTCCTCAACCACCTAGACCTGTTCAATCAAGACCATCCACTTTACAACAATTACAAGATCTAGGAATTCCAGTTCAATCTGGAACTCAAATTCAATCTTCTAATGTAGATCCAATAAAAAGAAATCCTATTGTATCAGCAATTAATTCTCCAATGACAAGATCCATCACTGTTCCATTTCCATTACCACCTCAAACTCAACAGATGGCTATGGGAGCATCACCACAGATGCCTCTAAATAATGAAAAGAGTCTAGAAAGATCCATAATGTATAAGGCATTTTCATAATGGCATCATATTTTAATTACAAAATATTAGAATTTTCAGTAGAAATATCAGAAGGGAAATTCATTTCTCTGTTGGAAACTGTTGCATCAATAGAATATATTGAAAATATATTATCTCCAGTAGTATATGTAAGTCTGGTGCTGCTTAATACTAGTGGAATTATTTCTAACTTAAAATTAAGAGGAGGAGAAAAAGTAAGACTGCATATATCTCAACCTGCAACAGGTAAAAAAATTCTATTTGATGAGACAAGTAAAGTATTTTATATAAGCAGAATAGGTGGATCTAGTACACAATCAACAAAAGAACTTCTTTCTATGGAGTTAGTTCCTAGAGAACTTTTAACTAATGAAACTGCTAGAGTCTTCAGGAGATATGATAGTACTATTGATAAAACTGTAGTTAAGATATTAACAGAGGAGTTAGACACTAAAAGATTTAGTTCTTCCACTATTGATTCTACAGTAAATTCTTATTCTTTTATGGGGAATGCCAGAAAACCATTTACTGTTTTGACATGGTTGTTACCAAAAGGTATTCCACAAACTTCTTCGGGTTCTTCAGGAACAGAAAAAGGAACTGCTGGATATTTATTTTATGAAAATAAAAATGGATATAATTATAAGAGTGTAGATTTTCTTTTTTCTCCAGATAGACAACCTGCTGAAAAGTATTTTTATAGTGAAACTGTTTTAACTCCAGCAGATTCTAGAATAAACTTTAAGATGATAACCACTCCAATTTTTAGTAAGAATGTAAATGTAATAGACAATTTAACAGTTGGAATGTATTGTAGTATGAATTACTTTCTAGATTTCAATGCTAGAAAATTTTATGCTAACAAGTATAAGTTGTCTGAAAGTTATAATATAATGAATCATGCCAGCAATAAAGATTCATCTCCAATAATTCCAAATGGTCTTCAAGATTCTCCATCTAGATTGATGGTTAGAATGTTAGATAATGGACAGATGAATAAGAGTGGAAAATTAGAAACCTTGGATAACAGAATGAAGTATCAGGCTCAAAGTGTTACTAGATATAATTTGTTGTTTAGTCAAACGTTAAATATAACTATACCATTAAATTTAAACTTGTGTGTTGGCGATGTTATTGAACTAGAATTTCCAAATATCACAAAAGACAAAGATAAAAAAGGATTAAAAGATAATAGTAAATCTGGAAAATATTTGATAAGTAAATTAAAGCATTCACTAGAAGGCGTAAAAGGTCTTACTGGGTTAGAACTACTAAGAGATTCTTATGGAGTAGCAAAATGAACCATAAATCAATTCAAGATCACCTAGAACAAGACATTCAACAACTTTCAGATCCTTTGATAAATTCTCAAAGAAAAAGGCATCTTGAAGGTGAGTTGGATGAACTTAATAGATATAGAATGACTCATCCAAATGATGATCATGATCCAACTCCTTTTGAATTATATTGTAATGACAATCCAAGTTCACTAGAATGTAAAATTTACGATTTATAATGTTACTAGAACAAAGTTTAGTTAATCCAAATTTTATTGGTAAAGATTCTTTTAGGTGGTTTGTTGGACAAGTTACCAAATTTAAAAACACGGAAAATGGTTATAAAGTAAAGGTTAGAATTATTGGACATCACCCTGATGCTGCTAGTATAGTCAAGGATGAAGATCTTCCTTGGGCTCATGTATTAATACCATTAAATATGGGTGTTGGTGAAGGTGGTACTGGAGTAAGTTTTAATCCAAGAGGATCAGAGACTGTCATTGGATTTTTTGCTGATGGGGAAGATGGACAACAACCAGTTGTAATAGGTGCTCTTTTTTCTGGGGCTACTATTGTTCATCCAAATGGATGGAATACTGGAACTAATGGATTTAAACCATTTAAAGCAGAACCAGGATCTCAAGTCAATCAAAGTAATATTATAGCAGAAACTGGAAAGCCTCCTGAGGCAGGAATTCCAAATGCAGATGGAACTATTCCAAATGCAAAAGGGGAAAATAAAGAGACACAAAGACAAAAAACAGCAGCATCTAATGAGAGTCAAGTAGTAACTATAGTTCCTTCATGTAAGAGTAGTGAAGATATTTTTGGAAAAATAGCACAAGCTTTAAGAAAATTCGTAAAAATATTAAACACCATTACTAATTTTGCAGACACTTATATAAATCCAGTTCTCAATTATATTCAAGATATTCCATCTTTAATTTTTGAAATAGCAACAGCAGTTTCTGATGGCATTTCTGAGTATATTAAAATAGTAAGAGACACTATAATTGCAGAAATATATGATAAGTTGAAGGGTATTATAGAAGGATTCCTTCCTAAAGATTTAATATTAATTAAAAAAATAGCTACTGATAAAATAGTAGATGGAATTTGGTGTCTTTTTCAAAATATTCTTAAAAAATTATTTAAATTTGTATTTGATTTTCTTTTCCAGATGGTTGGAAAAGTAGTATCCATTCCACTTTGTGCAGCAGAAAGTTTTATTGGAAGCATTATGCAATCTCTTGCTAATGAGATTCAGGAAGCAATAGGTCCAGCATTATCTGAAGTTACTTCAATTCTTGGAGGAGGTATTGGAAAAATTACTTCATATATTGCAAAAGCAATAGGATATGCAAGATTAGCTTTATCTTTCTTAACTTGTGAAAATGCAGAGTGTCAAGCAGTTTTTGATTATGAAATGAATAAAGGATATGTTCCAAAGGGTGATGTTAACTTTGCCAAAATTTTAAATTATAGTCCTGCTCAAGGTGTTAGAAATTTATTTAATGATGGAACATCTCAAGCTAAAACTTGGTTTGGTTCTGTTGGAATAGGTGAAGGAGTTACTACAGGATCAAATGGAGAATTAATTCCTGGATTGGGGTTTGGATTAAATAATGCCTTAGGATTTTCTGGTGGATGTGATTCTTCTATTCTTGATTGTGGATTCCCTAAGGTTACTATATTTGGGGGAGGGGGATCTGGTGCTTCTGGTAGTGCTATTGTAGATACTTTTGGACAAATTATTGGAGTTAATATTTTAGACCCAGGATCTGGATATACATCAGAACCTTATATTTCTATAGATGATAATTGTGACAATGGAGTTGGAGCAAGAGCATATTCTACATTGAATCCAAATGGATCAATTAATAGAGTAGTAATTACATATCCAGGATCTGGATATATTGGACCAGATAGTGTTTCTACTGGAACTGATGGAACTGGAACTGATGGAACTACTGGAACTGGAACTGATGGAACTACTGGAACTGGAACTGGTGGAACTGGAACTGATGGAACTGGTGGAACTGCTACTGGATCGGATGGAACTAAAACAGATCCTTGTGATGTAAATCCAGTTGATGAAAATGGAAATGAAGTTGTAGCATTTATTAAAGATGTTATAGTTTTAAACACTGGAATTTCTTACAAGACTACAGATAAAATAATAAATTCAACTTGCACTACTGATGTAGAAATTTATCCTAAAGTAGATCCTGATGGTAGAATAATAGGAGTAACCATAGTAAATCCTGGAACTGCAATCAGAGTATATCCAGAATTAGTAATAAATACTGAAGATGGTTTTGGTGCTACTTTACTTCCAGTTTTAGAGTTTAGACCTATAAAACCAGTGTCTATAGAAACCAATAGACAAAAAGTTGAACAAGTAATTCTTTGTGCAGAAAATCATGAGTGAGCCACAACCAGGGTATGTATTTAATGATTCTAGATTTGGATCTTTGTTCATTGGATCAGACAAAGGAGGAACAAAGGTAAAAAGACCAAGACAAGTAGAACTTCATTCAGCATCAAATGGACATTTAAAATTATTTGATGATGGTGGATTTGAACTGACTAGCAATCCCACAGCAAGAGAATCCGATAATATTAATAGTAATGCTAAAGATGGATTAAATATACAAGGAAATAATATTAGAATTGATGCTAGAGGTGGAGAACTTACATTAGCAGCAAGAGTTATTAGGTTTGAGTCTTCTGCTAGTGATCAAACTTTGGTCTTTAGATCTTCTAATAACATTGAGATAGAAGCAGCAGATACAGTAAGAATATGTGCTGCTAATATTGCTATTGGTGCTAAAAATAAATTAATAATTTCAAGTAAAGGTCCTACATACATTAGAGGTACTGGTGGCGTTACCATTATAGAACCTAGAGCTAAATTAATTCCAACTAGTCTTAATGAACTAGTGGAAAAAATTATAGAAACAATTTTACCTGATGCTGGTTGTTAATTATGGCATTTATTAATACTGTAGAAACAGAAGGAGTTCAAGCTGGATTAGCAGCAGCTCCCCCTTTAGCTACTGTTGACATTTGGCAAAGTTTAGATCCAACTAGACCTTTTGCACTACAAACTACAGGAATTAATCAACTTAATGGATTGACCAATCAAATTGGAACACATAATGCATTTGGATTATCTAATGCTTTTGGATCTCACTTAAAGTTTGGGGTAAGTAATACTTTTGGAGGTAAATTTGACTTAGGATTTAAAGTAGATGCAATTAAAAAGAAATTTGAAGCTACTCCAAAATGGAATGCTGCATCTCCTTTTGGTAAGTATTTTGGGAAATTAAATGTTATTGGAGTATTATTAAAAAATGGAGTTCCTGTAGATACAGTATCTGATATTAAAGTAAAGACCAATATTAAACCACTTCAAAATTGCTTAGAAAAAGTTCTAAATTTACAGGGTGTAGAATACGACAGAGTAGATATTGAGAGACATGAAATTGGGATGATAGCTCAGGAAGTTGAAAAAATTGTTCCTGATCTTGTTCAAGAGGATTCTGAGGGATTTAAAATTCTCCACTATAAAAATATAACCGCACTATTAGTAGAGGCAATCAAGGAACAGCAAGAACAGATCAATTCCCTCAAGGGGACAGTTCAGGAACTGTCCACTAAGTTGGCAGATTGCTGCCCATGATGCTATGATGGATAGGTAAGCAAGACCAGTACCTACCATGCAGATTGACCGCACCCAACTTGATGAACTCAATGGTATTCTTGAGGATGTTGCCTCTCATTTTTGTGAAGAAAATATGGTGAGTGGCGAAACTTTTTGGACTTGTGTTGAGTGCTTTGCAACTGCTAAGATTGCTGAACTGAAAGGTGAACTTGTTTATGAGGGTTGACAGTATAGGTTGGGTACTCTATACTGTTGAGGTCCGTGTGAAGGTTTTAAAGGAGTAATAACTCCTTTAAATGTGCTAATTGGGAGAGTTATTACTCTCCCTAAATTTGGGAGTGTAGTCCAGCGGAAGAGACAGAACACTTAAAATGTTTCCAGCGGTGGTTCGAATCCACTCACTCCTATTTCAAAATCAACTTTTAATTCCAAAAAAAGGGCAAAAAAAACTCTGGGCAAAAATTGCCTGTAGGGTTTTTTATAACCATTGTGAATTTGCAGGATCTTGTAAGAAAGATATAATAGAATTACTAGAAGAAATTTCTTCATTTAAATCTTCCTTTTGCCTATCAAATCCATATTTTCTAATTTGAAATTGAGATCTTTCTGCTTTTAAAAAGTTTAATTTTTGCATTAACCCATTTCTTTCTGTTTGAAGAGGGGTTATTTGTGAATTTAAATTTGATATTGAAGTTGCATATCCAGTACAATTAGTAACCCCTGGACAAACAGGAAGAGTTGTTCTTGCAACTCCAACATCTCCATAATAAACACCAAGAGAAATTGGAACAATTATATCTTCTGTGCCTATTCCAATATTTCCAGTATTTAATGTTCCATCAATTTCTGCATATGGATTTGGAGATGTATAAGTATATCCTCTATATTGAAGACCATCTGCATATGCTGTAATTGTATTAATACCAAGAAAGAATGGATTATAAGTGAATGGAAATATTCCTGAAGTACTAAATCCTGTAGCCCCACCACAACCACAATCATTAGCAGTTTGCCCAACACTCAAGATGGTGTTTTGAAGTCCTACAATTTTTACATTTATTTCTATTATTTTGGCATCCAATTTATTAATAGGACCATTAAAATATTCTAAAGTTTCTTGAATACCATATAATTTATACTCAGACCCATCTTGTAAAGGAACAGTAAACCCATTTTCTGTTGTTATTACTTGTTGAATTTGCTCAGTATTAGATCTTATTTCTTGTTGATATAAAGATATCAATGCTTCAGTGGTTGTGGTAATTGCCATAAATTACAAAATGTAGGTAATGGTATTTATTGATAAATAAGACAGAAGAAATATAGTAAGGATACTCTACAATGCCTTTAGCGAGACTAGAGAACTTTTTGAAGAATTTAAATGGAAATACTTTATATGTAGATCCTAATGAATTAGATAGCTCAGATTCTATTGAAAACAGAGGAAACTCTAGAATTAGACCATTTAAAACGATCCAAAGGGCTTTAATTGAAGCTGCAAGATTTTCATATATACCTGGACCTAATAATGATCTATTTGACCAAACAACGATTTTAATTTCTCCAGGAACTCATTTTATTGATAATAGACCTGGATTTTATGTAGATCAAAATCAGGTTCTTAGAGATATTAATAATTCATCAAGGACTATATCTGAATTAAATATTTCTTCAAATTTTGATTTAGATGACCCAGCAAATGTACTGTACATATTTAATAGTGCAGATGGAGGAGTAATATTACCTAAGGGAACATCTATTGTTTCTACTGATCTCAGAAAAACTAAGATTAAACCAAAGTTTGTCCCCAATCCTATCAATGATTTAATTGCTCCTGCTGCTATTTTTAGGCTTACTGGTGCTTGTTACATTTATGGATTTACTATTTTTGATGGAGATCCAGTAGGAAAAGTTTATAGTAATTACACTACAAATACTTCAGTACCAAATTATTCTCACCATAAATTAACTGCATTTGAATATGCAGATGATAGTAATACTTTAATAAGAAATGGAGTAGATACTGGATATACAGATTTAGAAGCATATTACTATAAATTAAGTCTAGCATATGGTGCTCAATCTGGAAGAAGTATTATTGATGGATTTACCAATTTCCAACCAAATGTTGATGAAAATAGAATAGTTGGTGAGTTAGGTGTTGGATCAATCAGCATTATAGCTGCAGTTTCTGGTAATGGTACTTCAGGAACTAATGTCATTACGGTACAGACTCAAACACCTCATGGACTTTCTCCATTAACGCCAATTCTACTTTCTGGTCTTGGACAAGATGAAGGACCAACAAGTGAATTAGAGTATAATGGAAATTATGTTGTTGCCCAGGTAACTAGCGAAACTGAGTTTACATATTTACTTTCAAATGTTCCTACTCAAACTCTAAATCCAAGTGTTTCTGGAGCAACAGTTAAGGTAATCTCAGATACAGTATCATCTGCATCTCCATACATATACAATTGTAGTTTGAAATCCGTCTATGGCATGAATGGTATTCATGCTGATGGTTCTAAAGTATCTGGATTTAAATCAGTTGTCACTGCACAATTTACTGGAATTTCTCTACAAAAAGACGATAGGGCTTTTGTAGAATATGATGAAGCAGTTGGTGGATATAATTACCAAGAAAATTATGGTGTTGATAAATTCCTTCACCAATCATCTAGAGCAAGATATAGACCATCTTGGGAAAGTTTCCATGTAAAGGCAAGCAATAATTCATTCATTCAGTGTGTATCTATTTTTGCTATTGGTTATGCTAAGCAGTTTGTAACTGAAAGTGGTGGTGATCAATCAATTACAAACTCCAACTCTAACTTTGGATCTATATCTTTATTCTCAACTGGTTTCAAAGATACTGTTTTAGCAAAAGACAATCATGCATTCATAACCCACATTATCCCACCAAAAGATATCTCATCAATTGAAAGTGATGTTAGATATGTTGATATAGATGCTACCTTAACATCAGCAAAAGCACCTTCAAATCAAAATACTAGAGTATATCTGAAAGGATATATTGATTTGCTAGATCCACCTCCAAATAATGTTAGAAATTTTGTTATTGGTGGTAAGCAAAATGATACTATATCATTTAAGAGAGCAAATGATCAATATTCTATTCCTATAAATCCAAGTTATAAATCTGAGTATGATGTAACTGGAATTGATACTGATACCAATATCATTACACTTTCTAGTGTATCTGGAATATCTACAGGAATATCTGGTAAAATTATTTCTGGTACTGGAGAACTTCCAGATGGAATAGTAGTAGATAAACTTTATAATTTAAGATTGACTGGAGGAACTGGAATTAGATTATATTCTAATTCTCTTAATGCAGAAACAAATACTGCACCAATAGATATAAAAAATAGCGTAGGATTAACTACATCAAATTTAAAATTTGTTAGTAGAATTTCTGAAAAAAATTCTGGTGATGTTGGAAGTCCTGTTCAATGGGATGAAACTGCTTTAAATTGGTATGTTGGAGTAAACTCAGTAGGTTCTGGCGCAACTGACTTTTTCTTAAACTTAATTGGAGTTACTGCTCCAGGTTCATTCTTTACTAGAAAAGTTGATTCAAGATTCAATAAAGATAAACTCTATAGAGTAAGAATAGTAATACCAAAAGAATCAGAAAACTCTTCTGATTTATCCTCTGGATTTATAATTCAAAAAGCATCTAATGCTTTAGATTCAGCATTATATCAAGCAGATAGTGAGCAATTAGTATCTTCTAATCCAATTAATCAAATAAGAAATGATGGAGCTATTGTAGATGCTTGGTATTCTTCTGGGACAGCTACTATAGTAACTAGCAAACCACATAAATTAAATGTTGGGGATGCTATTGAAGTATACAATTTAAAGAGTACTAATGAACCAAACCCAGTAGGATTGGGTAGTGCAACAGGATATAATGGAAGATTTACTGTTGCAAGTGTAATTAATGAAATTAGGTTTACATATACAATTTCAAGAAATCCTGGAACAATAACTTTAGGAACTTCTGCTGTTGCAAGTTGGTTGACAGAAAGGGATTGTGCTCAAACTTCAAATTATAGAGTTCCTCCATACACAATTTATGATACAAATAGAAATAATTTACCATATTTTGTCAATAAAAAGATAATTAATGATTATCAACTATATGATATTGAGACCATTCAGGAATATGTAGAACAAACTACTGATGGCATTTATCATGTAACCTTAAATGCATTTAAAAATACTCCTACTATTGTTCCATTTAATACAGAACAATATAAACTATCTCAAAGTATAGAAAAATTATATCCAACTCAAGATTTAGACAATCCAATTGCAGATCCAGAAGGAACTATTAGTTTAGCTTCCAGAAAACAAATTGGCACAGTGTCAGTTAATGATGTTAAAAAAAGCGTTACTAGGGAAACACTAACATCATACCTTAAGGATTTTAATTTAACATCTAAAATTTCAGGTATTACTACATATTATGATTCTGGAACATCATCTGGTATTGGAACAGTAACAACTTCAATTCCTCATGGATTAGGTGGAATTAGAAGACTTACTGTTACAACTGCAGGAACAGGATATGTTAATGGATTATTTTATGATGTTCCTCTTTGTGGTGGAAGTGGATCTAATGCAACAGCAAATATTAGAGTAGCATCTAATGTAGTAGCAGAAGCTAGTATTCAAAATCAAGGATCTGGTTATCTCTCTGGAGATCTATTAAGAGTTAGGGGAATTCCTGGATCTACTAATGACTGTTTCTTAACTGTATCCACTGTTAATTACAGTGCATCAGATACTGATACAATTCAAATCCTTGGATGTGCCAAAGAACAAAATAATGGAACATTTGTTATACAATCAGTAAAATCAAATACAATTACATATTATAATAATAATGTAACTCCAGAAACTCCTGCAAATGCAGTATCATTCTTATCTGGAATTGGATACCAAATAAGAAATAGTCCAGATGGATCTGTATATAGTGCATTAACAGATACTACAACAATAACTACTCAATTACCACACTCATTTGCTGTTGGTAGTAAAGTTATTTTTGATGATGCAATTGGAAATCCAGCTCAAAAAATTGGAATTTCTACTATTTCTACAGTTACTGGAATTACTACATTTACTGTAAAAGGAGATGCCAGTAATGCAGTAAGAGTATTTGGTGCAGGTTTACTTTCAAATCCAAAAGATACTTCAATTACTAATGAAAATTTAAACTCAAGACTGTTTACTATTCTTGGTGGATATAAAGGAGCAATCTCTCAACAAATATCTGCATCAGTTTCTAATTTCTTAATAAATGATCTTTATGGATTAGATAAAGGAGATTTTATACAAATCAATTCAGAAATTATGCTTATTACCAGGATTTCTGGTGGTGAAATTTATGTTAAGAGAGCATTATTTGGAACTAGAGCAGTAGCGCATGAAAATAATTCAAATATTAAGAGAATTAAAATAGTACCAATTGAACTTAGAAGAAATTCTATCATTCGTGCATCTGGTCATACCTTTGAATATACTGGATTTGGTCCTGGTAACTATTCAACAGGAATGCCAACAAACCAAGATAGAATTCTTTCTGATACTGAGGTATTAACTTCACAATCTCTGAATAGTAGAGGAGGTTTAGTAGTTTATACTGGAATGAATAGTGATGGTGAATTTTATATTGGTAAAACTAAATTTGATGCAGTAACTGGCAAGCAAATTGATGTTGGACTTCCAGAAGCAGAATCTTCTAATGCTGCAACTCTTGATGTTGTTGTTGCTAACAAAGTAATTATTAATGATGAATTGGATGGAACAACTGCTGCAGCAAATCTTAATAAACTTACAGTATCCACTGATGCATTTATTGTTGGAATTACTACAGTAGCAAGCATTCAAGATACTACAGATCCTTCTAATGGAGCTTTAGTTGTTCTTGGTGGAGTTGGAATAGATAAAAGTGTTAATATTGGAGAAAACTTAAAAGTAATTGGAACTGCAGGTATTTCATCAATAAGAATTGGAATTGCATCAGCATCTACTATTGATACTTCTGCACAAAATTTATATTTAAATTCTGCTGGTGGAAATGTTATTGTTAATGATAATTTACATGTATCTGACAATATAAGAGTTGCTGGACTTTCTACCTTTGTTTCTAATGTAAGTGCTGGTGCTAGTATAACTTCAGTTGGAGATATTGTTGCTGGTTCTAGTGCTCAGTTCAAAGGATATGGAACTATCCCTATTAGTGGAATCATCATGTGGTCTGGATCTGTAGCAACCATTCCTTCTGGATGGGCTCTTTGTGATGGTACAAGTGGAACTCCAGATTTAAGAGAAAGATTTATTGTTGGTGCTGGTGGCGATAATCCAGCAGTTGCTGGAACAGTTGGATACACACCAGGAACTCAGGGTGGATTAAATTCAGTAACATTAGATTCTACTCAGATTCCAGCACACACCCATCTAGCAACATCTACTACAACAACTACAATATCTCCTGCCACTGTGTTAACTAGTTTAACTACTGCAACTGCAGCAAGGGGAACTCAGGGATCTACTGCAATTATCTCAATCACTGAAAATTCATCAGGAACTAGTGGTATTTCTACAACTAACACAACAATTCAACCTAATACTGGTGGTGGTGGATCTCATGAAAATAGACCTCCATATTATGCACTTGCATTTATTATGAGAACTTTATAAATAATACAAAAGGGGGATAGTGGAACCCGATGCCATCACAAGAAAACTATTTTGTAGTAAGAACTGGTCTTGGTGTAGGAACACAAGCACTGTATGTGGATTCCAACACAAGAACAGTTGCTATAGGAAAGACAGTAGTAAGTGATAATGTAACTCTTGATGTAACAGGAGATATAAGGTCAACAGAAAGTATCTATGCAGAAACGTCTTTTGGCGTAGGTACTATTAACCCAACTGTAGAATTTGATGTAATTGGAACTGGATTAGTTTCTGATCAGTTTGGTGTTAATACTGATGCTGCTTCTTTAAGTGATTATAAAGTAAAGATTAATACAGATTATACAGAATCAGTTGTAATAACTGGACTTGGTTCAGTTGGTATTGGAGTATCTATTCCAAAATATGAATTAGATGTTCTAAAGAATTTCAGAGTAACTGGATTTTCTTCAATAACTACTGCATATGTTGGATTTGCAACCATTGGAATTGCAACAATTGCATCTTCATACCTTGGAGTTACTACCATAGGTTTTGGAACAATTACAGCTTCCAGAACAGGTGTTGCCACTATTTCAGAAGCATTTGTTACTAATGCCAGAATAGGAATATCTACAATTTCTTTTGCTAATATTACAGATGAGCAAGTAGGAATATCTACTGTAGGGTATGTAAATGCAACTGATGTAAGAACAGGTATTGCTACTGTTGGATTTGCTACTATTACTAGTGCAATAATAGGTATTACTACAACAGATGTAGCAACAATTGGACGTGAAGTAGTTGGAATTTCATCAATTACATCTGCTTATATTGGATTATCAACTATTGGTCAAACTTATATTGGTATTGCTACAGTAGGTTTTGCCACTATTACTGATGCTAGAATAGGAGTTGCCACTGTTGGTGTTGTAAGCATTACATCTGCTTATATTGGATTATCAACTATTGGTCAAACTTATATTGGCATTGCCACAGTAGGAATTGCTACTGTAGGTATTCTAACTGCATCTCAGTTCTTAACTGGCGTTGCTACAGTTGGAATAGCATCAATTGGATCAGAAACTGTCATAAATTCTGAAATTGTAAATCTTTTAGTTACTGGAATTACTACCACAGCAAAACTAGATGTTGGTATTGGTGGTACAATTATAACAGCAGAACGATTTACTACTGAAGATGTATATGGAACAATTGGAACAGATTTTGTAAAAACAATTAATCCATTAGTTGGAATTAACACCACAGTTGCAACTAGAACTTTAGATGTAAATGGTGATGTTAGAATTAGAGGAGAAGTAGTAGATGCATATAATAATGTAGGATTTGCATATTCAGTTCTTTCTTCTGGTTATAATATTCCAGGAAGATTTTTAGATGCTGCAAATCTTTTAACAAGAAATAAAGAATTTATTGCTAATGAAATTGTAGGATTTATAACCAGTACAGATGGTCCTTTTGGTTATTATGGTCCTGATTTTGATTATGGAAGAGTTGGGGTTGCTACTGGAAGAGCAAAGTGTAGAAGAGATATTGGTTTAGTTATTGATGCAATAGCATTTGATATTTCAAAGGGAGGAAATTCAAAATCTGTTGGAGCTGGTTTATCATATTACTCAGGAGTATCTTTACAGTACTTAGATGATTCTGTAGTAATACCAACAGGATTTTCTACTGGATATGTAAAGAGAGCAACACTTGTTGGATTTAGCAGTATTGCAAGTCTATCAAGATATGTAATCAATAATGCTATTATTCCAAAATCTTACCAAGTTCCACCAATATCTGGAAAAAATGCAGATGCTACTAGAGTAATTCTTGCAAATAAGCAATTAATTGCAGAAGTTGCAGTTGGTAGAATGTTAGCATTCTACACTGGATTTTCAGTTCCAGGTGGAAATCAAAATTGTGTTGATGACATTGTAGATGTAATAGAAGCAATTTGTTATAATTTAGAGATTGGTGGAAATGATCAGGTTTATGATGCTGCTAAGATTTACTTAGAAAATAATTATCTTCTCCAAGAAGAAGCACAATCAATCTACGCATTCAATCAAGCAAGAGATATGGCCATCCAGGCCATGAGAAATCAAAGTATTACTATTGGTGGGTATAGTGCATTAACTCAATATAAAGATAATACAATTGTAGGAGATATCTCTGGACTTCCAGGAGTTTACAATCTTGGAGATTGTTCTGATACTGCTTCAGCAATCACTACATTTTTCCAGATAATCACTAATGCAATTGATGTAAATGTACAAACACTTCCTGCAACTAGAACTATTGCTGGAATTGGAAGCATTCCACAATTAATTGATACTGAACTTCTTCCAGATGGTGATAGTAATATTAATCCAAATGCTTGTTCTAATGTAGTATCAGCAATTTATAGTTGTGTTGGCATTGTTACAACTATTATTAATAGTGGCCCACTTGTTGCTCCAAAAATCAACAAACCAGTTGGGGAATTAGTTTGGTCTCCTCCAGGAGCAAAAGTTGGCAATGAATGGTTTGTAAGTAAGTTTGGTAATGACAGCAACCAAGGATTATCTCCTGGAGATGCCTTCTTAACTATCAAAAAAGCATGTTCATTGGCTGAACCTGGAGATACAGTAAGAGTTTTTGCTGGACTTTATGTTGAAGATGGTCCAATTCAAGTAGCAGAAAGAGTTGCTGTTGTAGGAGAAGATTTAAGAAGAACCTTAGTTTCTGCTAGAGGACAAACTGACCTTTATCATGTAAGAAGAGGTTGTTATATTGCTCAACAATCTTTTGTTGGAATAGCAAATCCAAATGCTATGGTATCATTCCCAACTCAAGGTCTTGGGTATGCTGATGGAACTGAGCAAAATTGGCAATCACCATATGTTCAGAACTGCACCAACTTTGTTCCTAATAGTGTTGGAATGAGGATTGATGGTAATAGAGCAGGTGGATTTAAGTCCATGGTTCTTGATGCATACACTCAATACAATCAAGGTGGAATTGGAGTTTCAATCACTAACTTTGGATATGCTCAGTTAGTTTCACTATTCACAATTTGCTGTGATACTGCAGTATACAATGATAGTGGTGGCGTCTGTGACATGAACAACAGTAATGCCTCATTTGGTAATTATGGTTTGTGGGCAAATGGTACTACACCACTTCAATATGTTGGGGTAGTCACTGTCACTCCTACTGGTGATAATGTAGATACTCTTATTCTTAATGTTGGTGCTGGAGTTACTCAGGCATCCTTAGATGCAGTAGATCTATTAAGAGCAAATGCAGATTTCATTGCAAATGAAGTTGTTGGATTTGTAACTAGTACAGATGGTCCATATGGAGCACTTGGACCAACATTTGATTATGGTGGATCAATCAAGGGAAGAGATTTCTGTAAGAGAGATTCTAAGATCATAGTAGAAACTATTGCATTAGATCTTCTTTCTCAAGGAAATGGAAATTCTATTGACAGTGGACTTGCATACAGAGATTCTCCTACTTATGCAAGAACTTATTTAAATGATTCATCCCCACGTCCAGTTGGATTTGCCACTGGTTATGTTGCAACAGGAGAAATTGAATCAATTAAATATCTTGCTGGAATTTGTACTTATGTTATTGCAAATCAAAATCTTCCAAAATCGTATCAAAGTGGCGTAAGTAGCATCAGTCAGTTTAAGAATACTAATAAGAATGGATACACTCCTACAATTAGATCTTCAATTACAACTAATGCAGGAATTATCACAAGTATAATTGGAATAGGAACTACTTCTATCCCAGCAAGACAACTTCCAAGAGGTCAAAGACCTTATGATGGACAAGTAACCTTTATTGGTACTCAATATTATACAGTTAATAGTATTAGAGTTACAAATCCTGGATATGGATATTTACCTGGAGCTGCAGTGGAAGTTCAAATTGGACTTCCTGCACTAGGTGATGATGCTATTCCTGCAGAAGTTACAATATTTGAAGATGGGGTTGGTTCTGATGGAACAGTTCAAGAAATTACTATATTAGTTTCTGGTACTGGATATACTGAAACTCCTCCAACTGTGACAATTTCTCCACCTCCATTAGTTGGGCCAGGAATTGGAACAACTGCAACTGCAGTTGCTGTAATGGAAAAATTATTCTTTAATGTTGTTTCTTCTACAAAACCAGACCCAACTGGTATTTGCACAGTAACATTTGACCAATTTATTACTTATCCAGTTTCTGTTGGTGCAACAGTCAACTTCTTCCAAGCAAGTAAGATTATTGCATCAGGTATAACATTTGAATATATAGGTACAGGTACAGATATTGTCAATTCTATTCCTTCTAAGGGTGCTGTTGCAATTGATGAAAATCAAATAGTAGCAACAGATGGGGGAAGAGTTCCTTTTACCAGTACTGATCAAGGAGGAAACTTTAGAATTAGTGAAGGAATTACTATTAATCAAAATACAGGAACCATTAGTGGGACCGCATTCAGTAAGAGTCTTCAATCTGAAGTCACTCCACTCATCATTGCCCTAGGAGGAAGTTAAAATTACATGGCACAACAACCACTAAATACATACAAAACAGTTACTGGTATTGTTAGCACTACTGCTAACACAGAAATTTATGCCACAAGAACAGGTTATACTAGCATTGTTCTTTTTGCACAAGTATCCAATACTGGATCTGGAATAGGAACAGTAACATTTTCACACAAAAGAGTCAACAGAAGTCAATCTGGAATATCTACTGATATTACAGAAGTTATTAGTGGGGGCATAGTTCCACCTAATGATGCTCTGATTCTTTTAGAAGGAAGATTGGTTTTAGAAAGGACCGCATTAAAAACTGATAGCATTGTAATGAGTGGAATTTCTACCACATCTCCAAATCATGTCAAATACACTGTAAGTATCCTGGAAACTCTTAATCAATAATGGCAAAGTATCTTAGTCGCAGAGTAATAAGAACTCCACAATCCAGGTTAACTTCTGATAGGTATCAGTATCTTGGATTAAATCAGGCAGAGCCTAATTTAGGAGATCCACCATATTCTGGATCTATTCCAGTTGGAGATAGATATTTTTTAATTTCTATCCCCACCTATCCAGGACAAAGATTTTGGGTTCCTCTAGAAACTCTTCCTCTAGGATTTACAGTAAGGGATGAAGGAACTGTAGTTGGTGTAGCTAACTCAATTACTATTTTAGACTTTGTTGGAGTTAGTGTTAGTGTTGTAGGTTTTGCATCTGCTGGTGTAGGCATTGCAACTATTAGAGTTGATTCAAAAATTCCAGTAGTTGAGCCAGATGATGCACGCCCAAGATACTTAGGATTTACTACTGAAAGATTTGGTGGATTAGTAACTACATTTGATATTGCTCCAAGTAATATAGTTTATATTCCTGCAGCTCAATCATTAGGAATTGGAACTAATAATCCAAATACAAATTATCAGTTGGACATACAAGTTCCAACAGTAAGAATAAAAGGAGATATTGCAAATAAAGATGGGAATGTTGGACTATTCCCTCAAGTATTAACTTCATTAGGTCCAGGAGCAGGATTTACTTGGAACTCAGTTAGTGGATTTATTGGACCACAAGGACCTCAAGGATTTAGAGGACCTCAGGGATCACAAGGATTCCAAGGATTCAGAGGACCTCAGGGATCACAAGGATTCCAAGGTTTTCTAGGTCCACAAGGACCCCAAGGTTTCCAAGGACCCCAAGGATTTGGACCTCAAGGTGCTCAAGGACCTCAAGGTGCTCAAGGATTCCAGGGATTCCAAGGTCCTCAAGGCGCACAAGGATTCCAAGGATTCCAGGGAAACCAAGGCAATCAAGGATTCCAAGGAGACCAGGCACCACAGGGAATTCAAGGTCCTCAAGGATTCCAAGGTCCTCAAGGAGCTCAAGGATTCCAGGGATTCCAAGGACCTCAAGGAGCTCAAGGATTCCAGGGAAATCAAGGATTCCAGGGATTCCAAGGTCCTCAAGGTGCTCAAGGATTCCAAGGAAACCAAGGACCTCAAGGTTTACAGGGTCCTCAAGGTGTACAGGGAAATCAAGGAACTCAGGGATTCCAAGGATTCCAGGGACCTCAAGGGGTTCAAGGATTCCAAGGATTTAGAGGACCTCAAGGTTCTCAGGGATTCCAAGGATTCCAGGGACCTCAAGGGGTTCAAGGATTCCAAGGATTTAGAGGACCTCAAGGACCTCAAGGTTTACAGGGTCCTCAGGGCGTACAAGGATTCCAGGGAAATACTGGAACATCTATTACTATTGTAGGATCAGTTCCATCAGTTACTACTTCTTCACCAAATACAACATTAACTGCTAACGATACTGGATTTCCATGGTATCCACCAACTGCTGGAGATGGAGTTATTGCTCTAGATACTGGAGATTTGTGGGTTTATAATGGGTCTGATTGGGATAATGTAGGTCAAATTAGAGGAGATACTGGATTCCAAGGTCCTCAAGGTGCTCAAGGCAATCAAGGAAACCAAGGCAATCAAGGATTTCAGGGTCCTCAAGGTAATCAAGGTAATCAAGGACCTCAAGGAGTCCAAGGATTCCAAGGTAATCAAGGATTCGAAGGACCTCAAGGTGCTCAAGGAAACCAGGGATTCCAAGGACCTCAGGGTGCTCAAGGATTCCAAGGATTACTAGGACCCCAAGGTAATCAAGGATTCCAGGGATTACTAGGACCTCAAGGAACACAAGGCACTCAAGGAGTATTAGGACCACAAGGACCCCAAGGATTACAAGGACCTCAAGGATTCCAGGGACCTCAAGGTTCTCAAGGTAATCAAGGTTTCCAAGGACCACAAGGCGCACAAGGATTCCAAGGTAATCAGGGAAATCAGGGCAATCAAGGAGTTAGGGGTCCTCAAGGTGCTCAAGGTTTACAAGGTCCTCAGGGATTCCAAGGACCTCAGGGTGTCCAAGGATTCCAAGGACCTCAGGGTGTCCAAGGATTCCAGGGAAATCAAGGCAACCAAGGAAATCAAGGTGTTCAGGGTGTAATAGGACCCCAAGGAACTCAGGGATTCCAAGGAATAGCAGGAAACCAAGGTGGAGATGGATTTTTTGGACCTCAAGGACCTCAAGGGGTTCAAGGACCTCAAGGATTCCAGGGAACTCAAGGTTTCCAAGGTCCTCAAGGATCTCAAGGAAATCAAGGTTTCCAAGGTAATCAAGGAAATCAAGGTTTCCAGGGATTCCAAGGACCTCAGGGTGCTCAAGGATTCCAGGGAAATCAAGGTTTCCAAGGAAATCAAGGATTTAGAGGACCTCAAGGACCCCAAGGATTACAAGGTCCTCAAGGATTTGGTCCACAAGGACCTCAAGGATTCCAAGGAAATCAAGGAAGTCAAGGATTCCAAGGAGAGGCTGGGGTAAGAGGACCTCAAGGTGCTCAAGGAACACAAGGAACACAAGGGAACCAAGGTAATCAAGGTAATCAAGGTAATCAAGGTAATCAGGGATTTAGAGGACCTCAAGGATTCCAAGGACCTCAAGGTTTGCAAGGTCCTCAAGGAACCCAAGGAACTCAAGGAAACCAGGGTAATCAAGGTGCCCAAGGATTCCAAGGACCTCAAGGTGTACAAGGATTCCAGGGTTTCCAAGGAAACCAAGGATTTACAGGACCTCAAGGTGTACAAGGATTCCAAGGCAATCAAGGCAATCAAGGAAATCAAGGATTTAGAGGACCTCAAGGCGTACAAGGACCACAAGGTATTGCAGGTCCTCAAGGTGGATCTGGTGGAGCAGGATTCCAAGGACCACAAGGTTCACAAGGAAACCAAGGATTTAAAGGAGAAGTTGGACCACAAGGACCACAGGGATTCCAAGGACCTCAAGGTGTACAAGGATTCCAAGGTAATCAAGGCAACCAAGGTTTCCAAGGTTCTCAAGGACCACAAGGTTTTCAGGGACCTCAAGGAGCTCAAGGATTCCAGGGAAATCAAGGCACCCAAGGATTTAGAGGACCTCAAGGTGCTCAAGGATTCCAAGGACCTCAAGGCACACAAGGATTCCAGGGAAATCAAGGTAATCAAGGTTTTAGAGGACCTCAAGGTGTTCAAGGACCTCAAGGATTCCAGGGACCTCAGGGACCAGCAGGAACAGCACTTGATATTAAAGGAACAGTTGCAACAGTAGGAAACTTACCTACATGCGATGGAACTACAATTGGAGATGCATATGTTGTTCAGGCAGATGGTAATCTTTATGTTTGTAATGGAGCTACTTATGACAATGTAGGCAAAATTCTTGGACCTCAAGGATTCCAGGGAAATCAAGGTAATCAAGGTGCTCAAGGATTCCAAGGATTCCAGGGGAATCAAGGCAATCAAGGTAATCAAGGATTCCAGGGAAATCAAGGATTTAGAGGACCTCAAGGACCTCAAGGAATTCAAGGAAACCAAGGCAATCAAGGCAATCAAGGTGCACAAGGATTCCAAGGAAACCAAGGTCTACAGGGCACAGGTCCTCAAGGTGCTCAAGGAAATCAAGGTGTTGCAGGACCCCAAGGTGCTCAAGGACCTCAAGGAGCTCAAGGATTCCAAGGTAATCAAGGAAATCAAGGGTTCCAAGGACCTCAAGGTGTTCAAGGATTCCAAGGATTCCAAGGATTCCAAGGATTTAGAGGACCTCAGGGTGTTCAGGGTGGACAAGGACCTCAAGGTGCAGTTGGACCTCAAGGAGCTCAAGGTTCTCCAGGTTCTGGAGGAACACAGGGAACCGATGGTGCTATTGGACCCCAAGGTGCAAGAGGACCTCAAGGTGCTCAAGGATTCCAGGGATTCCAAGGAAACCAAGGAAACCAAGGATTCCAAGGTGTAGATGGAACAAATGGTACTCAAGGAATAAATGGTACTCAAGGATTCCAAGGTTTCCAAGGAAATCAAGGTCTTACTGGACCATCAACAGTAGTAAATGCTACTAACACTACAGGTGATGCTACTTATTATCCAGTATTTGTTGATAGTGCTGGTGTTAATGCTACTCCTAGAATTAGATCAACTGCTCCTGCACTATCTTATAATCCAGGAACAGGCGAATTATTTGTTGGAGGAGCAATTGCTCTTACTAAGAATCCATTTTTTAGAAACATTCCTACAATTGCTGAAGACTACACAGTAACAACAACATATAATGAAATGAGTATTGGTCCTATCACTATTAACTCTGGCATCACTGTTACAGTTAACAGTGGAGCAACTTGGACTGTAGTTTAGAAATAAATACAAATAAGTAGGAAATTAAGAATATGGCAGTGCCATCAGTTAATTTAACAGTAGAGCAAGGAACTGATTTTTCCTTTGCTATGAGAATTAAATTGGATGGTGCTGCTTTGGATTTGAGCGGATATACCTTTTCATCAAAAATTAAAAAGCACTATGGAGCAGCTACTTCATATCCAATAACAGTTGAATCAGAAGGTGATGGAATAATAACTTTATCAATAGCAAGCACAATAACTTCTACTATTCCAGTTGGTAGATATTATTATGATGTTTTATATGATAATGGACCAACTATTGTAAAAGCAGTTGATGGTATGGTGATAATTAGGGGAACTGCATCATGATAGATATTGAGATTGGATCAAATTCAAATAGTATTGAAATTGGATTAAATTCTTCACAATCTTTAGAAAGTTTTGTTAGTGGAAGAGGACCAAGAGGACCTCAAGGTTTCCAGGGTCCTCAAGGTGTACAAGGATTCCAGGGTCCTCAAGGTGTACAAGGATTCCAGGGATTTCAAGGACCTCAAGGATTCCAAGGACCTCAAGGTGTACAAGGACCTCAAGGATTTGGTCCTCAGGGATCTCAAGGAAACCAGGGATTCCAAGGTCCTCAAGGTGTTCAAGGTTTCCAGGGAAATCAAGGAAATCAAGGAAATCAAGGAAACCAAGGAAATCAAGGATTCCAAGGACCTCAAGGAGCTCAAGGATTCCAAGGTAATCAAGGTAATCAAGGAAACCAAGGAAATCAAGGATTCCAAGGACCTCAAGGATTTGGTCCTCAGGGATCTCAAGGAAACCAGGGATTCCAAGGTCCTCAAGGTGTTCAAGGACCTCAAGGATTTGGTCCTCAGGGATCTCAAGGAAACCAGGGATTCCAGGGTCCTCAAGGTGTACAAGGTTTCCAAGGTACACAGGGAAATCAAGGGTTCCAAGGACCTCAAGGTATTCAAGGTCCTCAAGGTGTACAAGGTTTCCAGGGAAATCAGGGTCCTCAAGGATCTCAAGGATTCCAA